AGCCAAGCTAGGTAAAAAAGGTATAAACCTTGCTGACGTAAAAGGTATTAGCAGCGAATTTACTAACGCAATTAGCACGACGCCGACAATGACAGCGCCTACTATGCCTAGCGTTATACCAGTTGGCGCACCAACAGACAAAGGCCAACCGTTAGGCAACGTAACCATAAACGTAAATAGCCAGCTGGCTACTAAAGGCGAAATAGGCGAAGCTATTAACGACGCGCTACGGGCCTATAACCGTCTTAGCGGCCCGTTGCAATTGCAAATAGCGTAATGGCTGGCGTAGCGGTAGTCGGTTCGGGTAATTACGAACTGTTTATAGACACGGGTTTTATTCAAGACGGCTTTACACTCGACGACGCTACAGCAGGCGTTTTAGATAATACGCAATACGTTTTAGACGGTACTACTAACTTTGCTGCCGTTTTAGACGGCTGCGTAAATGTGCGCGTTAAGCGTGGCCGTGAGGACGTAGGCGACCAGTTTGGCGCTGGCACTATGTCGTTTACTCTTAGCGATACCAGCGGCATATTTAACCCGTTTGACGAGAACAGCCCATATTTCGACCCGTCTGAAGCGCAACCAGGTTTAGCGCCTATGCGTAAAGTCGAATTAGTGCGCTACGACAGCACCAACACAGCCGAATACCTTTTTAAAGGCTACATAGTTAACTACGATTACAATTTTGCGTTAGGCGGTATAGATACCGTTACCGTTTTTTGCGCTGACGATTTCTATTTATTAAGCCAAACGTTTTTAAACGAATACAACGTAGACGAGGAACTATCTAACGTACGTTTAGAAAACGTTTTAGATTTACCAGAGGTCAATTTTCCAGCAGCAGCTAGGGACATTTCAACAGGGGTAGCGACTTTAGGCGGTGCGTCCGCGTTTACCGTAGCGCAGGGGACTAACGCGCTTTCGTATTGCAGCCAAATTAACGACGCTGAACAGGGACGCCTATTTATGTCGCGCGACGGCGTTTTAACGTTTCAGCCGCGCATAGGCAACACGCTTAGCGCTTCTGTAGCTGACTTTCACGACGACGGCACAAACATTAAATACAATGCTTTAGGTATTACGTTTGAAGCTGACCAGGTAATAAATAGGGCTGTAGTACAAATTTTAGGTAGCAACAGCCCGCAAACGGCAGAGGACTTAGCCAGCCAAGCCAAATATTTTATACAAACTACAAGCATTACTAACAGCCTTTTACACAATGACACGGCAGCCGCTGACCTAGCTGACTATCTGTTAGAAGGCGAACCAGAAGCCCGCTATACGTCCGTTGGCACGTCGTTTAATATGTTGACTACAGCCCAAAAAGACACGCTAGCGACAGTCGATATAGGCCAAACAATAACCATAGAAAAGACTTTTAGCAGCGGGGTAGGTACTACTGAACTGGCGCAAGAATTAAGCGTAGAAGGTATCGAACACGTTTTAGACCTAAGTTCAGGCCACAAAGTTTTATATTTCACTGCGCCTACAACTATTGTTTACGAACTGATTTTATCGGACAGCGTCTACGGGATACTAGACGCGTTAAACGTCTTAGGATAGAGTAAAGGACAATTATGGGTGCAAACGCGCAAACTTCAGTTCCAACATTTACAGCAGGCGAGGTTTTAACGGCTGCAAATATGAATATAAGCGCGCGGACTGGTATTCCAGTTTTTGCTACGTACGGCGCGTAATGCGGCGTTTGGTGGCACAGGTGAAAAAACTTTAGCCGAAGGTCAGTTTGCGTATCTTGAGGACAGCAACACAACGCAATATTATGACGGGTCAGCGTGGCAATCAGTTAGTGCTGGCGGCATGACTTTATTAAGTACGACTACTTTGTCAGGTGCAAGCACAACAATAACTATTAGCGATTTTTCATATAACTATATTTTCGGTCAGATCGCTGGTATGACTAACGCAACTGCAAACGGTACTGTAACGATGAAACCAAATAATTCGGCAACACTTTTTCACGGCGTACAACTTTTTAACGGCAACGGAACAGCGGGTACAGCGGCTAGCACAAATACAACTATTGACGGCGCAACCACATCAACACGAACAGACGCAAACAACATTTGGACATTTATGATTTTTAATTATGCGTCATCTACACAATACAAAAACTATATGCATGTGCAAGGCGCACAACGCGCCGCCGGCGGTGATGCGTCTGCAAGCGCATTTGGATATCTGAAAACTAATTCTCAAATCTCGTCGCTAGTTTTAGCAAACAGCGGCGGCGACTGGACTGGCGGCACAGTAACGATTTATGGGGTCAAATAATGGCTAATCCAATTATTCGCATCCACGACACGGCAACAAATATTGTTACTGACCGTGAAATGACTGATGATGAATTTGTGCAATATGAAGCAGACAAAGCAAAAGCGCAAGCACAAGCCGACGCACAAGCCGCCAAAGCCGAAGCGCGTCAAGCCGTGTTAGACAAACTTGGATTAACTGCAGATGAAGCCGCCGCACTATTTGGCTAGTTTGGCGTTACTAATTGTGTTAAGCGCTTGCGAAACAACACGCGACAATACGTTAACCGTCAAATCGAAAGTTAAAAATATGGTTTTAGATAATTGCAACGTACCAGACCGTTGCGGGATAACGCCGTGAAACGCTACCGATACAGCCCAGACGAACTACACGCGCGCTTAATCGTTACCGTAGGCATATTGTTAGGTTTAGTTTTTAGCGTCATTGTCGTAGGTATGGTCTACGGCCTACTTTTTGTAAGCCAACCAATAGAACAAAGCCCAAACGACGCAGCATTTATAGATTTAATGTCGACTATTGTAGTTTTTTTAACTGGCACATTATCGGGCCTGGTTGCTTCAAACGGTATTAAAAGTAAACGTAACGAATATTTAGACGAAAATGACTAGGCCCTATACAGCTTTTAAAGCGCCTGTAACTAAAGGCCCGTTGCAGGGTATGGACGAATTTATACGCCAGGTAGTTAAACGGTCTGGCGGTTCGCTTTGGAATAACGGTAGCTGGGTAGTGCGCGATATTCGAACTAAACCAGGCCAGCTATCTAACCACGCGCGCGGCCTGGCAGCTGATTTAAGTTATAGAAAAATGACCGACAAAGGCATAGCTGAAGGACGCAAAATAGCTTTACCGTTTATCTACAAACTTTTAGAAAACGCAGACACGCTACAAATAGAGTTAGTTATCGACTATGCCGAAAACCGTAGCTGGAAATGCGATAGAGGGACTTGGCTAAAGGGTAAATGGTCGGGCGGCGATTGGTTTCATATAGAAATTTCGCCTGCTATGTCTGTTAATGAAAACCTTGTAAAACAAGCGTTTAATGACGTTTTTAAGGATATGCCCAAAACTGTATAGGGGTTTTGTTAAGCTGGTTTTAACCCTAACGAGAAAGTAGGCAATTAATGACCTTATTAACTAAAGGCGCTTTATCGGCGCTTATCGCGTTTGTTTCTGCGTTTATGCTGACTAAACCACCAGCACCTACGCCAAACGATTTACAGCCACGCTACGACACGGTTTACGAAGGGTACGGCCAGCCTGTTACCGTGCCTTCTACGTCGACTACAGCCCCAGCGCAGACACTTTGCGGGCAGGTTTTTAATATGGCTAAACATATCGGCTGGCCTGTTAATGAACTTTCAACCGTCGTAGCTGTTGCTTACCGTGAAAGCCGCTGCCAAACGGACGCATTTAACCCTAAAGACCCTAATGGCGGTAGCGCGGGCGTAATGCAAATAAATTACTTTTGGTGCAAACCTAGCCAATACTGGCCACACGGCTATTTACAAGCACACGGCATTTTAAAAGACTGCGCCGAACTATTTGACCTAGAAACTAACTTACGTGCAGCGTTAGCCATTTACCGTTATAGCGAAGGCTGGCGGGCTTGGTCTTTGTAAAACATTTTATTATCGCGTCGCTTTTAACTGCGTACACGGTTGCACTATGGTACTTTATAACCAAACGAGAAAGGCTACGAGAAAATGCCAAACCAAAACGAACCATTTGACGCAGACCGCGAACAGCTGAAAGCTTTAGCGCACGTCATAAACCAGATAACAGATAACAAAGTCCCGTTAGTCGACCCTGCGCGGCCTAGCGATATGTTTATGCCAAAAACTACCGATTTTGTTACAAATAAAAATATTCGTAATTTGCAAAACTGGTGCAGCGAATACGTTTTTGATGACGGCGATTTAGTACAAGACCTAAAAAGCGTGATAGTCGAATTGCAATATTTGTTAGCTGTTATAAAAGATTTACGCGCCAAAGTTAAAGAAGGCGAATTACGCGAACGTGAATTACAAGACCGTTTAAATCATCAGGCAACAGAAGTACAGCGCCTAGAAAATTTGGTATTTCGTGATAACTAAATTAAACGATTTAGGCCAGCCAGTTATTCAATTAACGCAAGACGATTACAAAAACTGTTTAATAATTTCGGGCCTTATACAGTTAGAAGTCGAGAACCGTAAAGCTAAAACAACTTACGACGCAAACCCGTTACTATCTGAAGCCATAAAATTTTGCGGGCTTTTAGGTGAACAGGCCGTAGCTAACTATTTCGATTACGTTAATGTTTATCGACCATATAGTTTTAGGTCTAACGACGTTTTAGGTTACGAAGTGCGGGCCACATATCACGAAAACGGCTGCTTACTTACTCACGCGCCAGACGACAAACACTACGGCGACAAACCAGGCCGATACATTTTGGTAACTATTGACCAATTAACACAAGAAGCGACGCTACGCGGTTTCTCGACGCTTAAACGCTGTAACGAAAGAAAAAACAATTACCAAACAAGCTGGCGTTATCCGTGCTTTGCTATGCCACAAAACCAGTTATGGCCTATAGATATGTTGCCAGCTACTGACGAACTTATTAAGCACCAAACAGAAAAGGCGGCGTAATGGGTTTCAGTTTAGATAATTACGTCGACGTCGCTACTCGTTTACGTTTAGCGTTTGAAAAATACCCAGATTTACGCATACAAGAAACAGCGCGTGAAGTTGTCGAAATGCCAGATAAAAGCTGTTTTATTCGTTGCACGGTTACAGTTTGGCGGGACGCTAACGACCCGATACCAGTTGTGGCTTCAGCTTGCGAACTGTACCCAGGCCGAACCCCATATACAAAATTCAGTGAAAACGAAGTTGGGTTTTCGTCGGCGCTGGGCCGTGCTTTGGCTTATGCGGGTTTTGCGGCTAATAAAGCTATTGCTAGCCGTGATGAAGTCGAAGCAGCCCAAAGCCGTCAGCAAACACATTTAGCGCCAGTTAAACCGTTACACGACATAGAAGTACCTTTCCCAGAAGTACAGCACCAGCCAGCGCCCAGCACT